TGCCTGTGACCTCACGGCAAAGATCGAAATTCTTCAGAACATGCAGGACCAGACCGATGCTGAGTGAGGAGGAGACGACCGCTCCACCAAAAACTTCGACAACTACGCCGACGCATTCCAACGTCTTGTAGACGACGGAAGTGTGGGTGTCGTGATCGAGAAACCAGGGACTGTGAATGCCTGCAAGTACTGCCCGGCGTTCTCTGTCTGTACCCAGAAGGATAACCTGCTTGCCCGTGGCGAGCTTCAGATGTAGGAGGAAGCATGCTGTCTTACGACGAGATGCAATACCACCCCACTAGCGAACAGCTGGTCGACGTTCTCGTCGACAAGACGCAGAGCGACAACCCCGAGTTTTTCCGGGTGTTGGTGGCGTTCTATTTCGCTCAGGTAGCTTCGATGATGCGCTGTGCGATTTCAACGCCGGACCGGGGTGAGATCCCCGTCAACCTGTACGCGATCAACTTGGCGCCGTCTGGAATGGGTAAGGGTCACTCGACCACGTTGATCGAGGAAGAGATCACTCACCAGTTCCGGAGCTACTTCCTGGACCAGACCTTCCCGATCATGGCAGACCAGAACCTGCCGCTCATCGCCCACAGGCGTGCGTCTCGAAACGGGACAGACCCTGACGCTGAGCTGCAGAAAGTGAAGAACGAGTTCGATCGGCTTGGCCCCTTGGTATTCAGCTTTGATTCTGCCACGGCGCCTGCCGTGAAGCAGCTACGCCACAAGCTGCTGATGGCGAAGTCCGGAAGCCTGAATCTCCAGGTGGACGAAATCGGCAACAACCTGATGGCGTTCTCCGAAATCATGAGCACGTTCCTCGAGCTCTACGACAAGGGCCTCACCAAGCAGAAGCTGATCAAGAACAGCAACGACAACCTGCGTAGTGAGGAGATTCGCGGAGCGACGCCCACCAACATGCTCCTGTTCGGGACCTGGACCCGGCTACTCGACGGTGCCAAGACCGAGGAAGAGTTCTTCTCGATGCTCGACACGGGTTACGCACGTAGGTGTTTCTTCGCATTCGCACGTAAGTCCTCACGTAGAACGGACCGTACGCCTACGGAGATCTACGACCTGATGCTCGATCAGAACACAGATGTGTTCATGCAGGGTCTGGCAGACAAGCTCGAAGGCTTGGCGAACATCATCAACGTCAACAAGAAGCTCGCCATGAAGAAAGACACGGCGCTGCTGATGATCGAGTACAAGCTCAAGTGCGAAGCCGCAGCTGAGAAGCTGCGTGAGGATCGAGACCTGGAGAAAGCGGAACTCAGCCACCGCTACTTCAAGGCGCTGAAGCTCGCCGGTGCATACGCATTCATCGACGACTCTCCGGAGCTGACCGAGGCGCATCTGTACAACGCGATCAAGGTGGCCGAAGACAGTGGCAGCGCTTTCCAGCAGCTCCTGCTGCGGGACCGCAACTACGTGAAGCTGGCGAAGTACCTGGGGAACATGGCAGTCGACGTGACCCAGGCAGACCTAGTCGAAGACCTCCCGTTCTACCGAGGCTCGCAGAGCGTCAAGGCCGAGATGATGCAGCTGGCCATCGCATATGGCTACAAGAACAACATCATCATCAAGAAGTCTTTCACTGACGGAATCGAGTTTCTGCGTGGGGAGAGCCTGAAGCCAACGGATCTCTCTGCCATGACCATGGCTTACAGCCAGGACATGACGCAGGGCTACAACAACGACACGGCCCCGTTCGATCAGCTGCACAAGATGACCCAGGCACCCGGGATCCACTGGGTAAGCCATCATCTCAAGGGCGGCTATCGCAACGAAGACAATGCGGTCCCTGGTTTCAATCTACTGGTCATCGACGTGGACGGCACCTGCAACCTCTCGACAGCGCAGCTGCTCCTGAAAGGCCAGAAGGCGCTGTACTACACGACCAAGCGTCACACGGACCAGCATCATCGGTTCCGGATCATTCTCCCGCTCACGCACGAGCTCCGCATGGAAGCCAAGGACTTCAAGGAGTTCTACAACAACGTGCTCGAGTGGTTGCCTTTCGAGGCAGATCCGGCAGCGAACCACAGAAGCAAGAAGTGGCTCAGTCATCCGGGACACTTCGAGTACACCGATGGTGAGATGTTCGATCCTCTGCCCTTCATCCCGAAGACCTCCAAGAACGAGGTCCGCAAGGAAGTGCTCCAGACGCAGCAGCAGATGGACAACCTGGAGCGCTGGGTCGTGAACAACACTGGGGACGGTAACCGGAATCAGATGTTGCACCGCTACGCCATGATTCTCGTGGATGCGGGCTTCGATTTCGATCGGATCCGAACGCAAGTAATGGCCCTGAACGACAAGCTGGCCGACAAGCTCGAAGAAACTGAGCTGCTGAGCACGGTCATGGTCACGATCGGCAAGGCACTGTCGAAGCGCTAGGCCCCCTCCGGGGGCTTTCCCGAACACCCACCACCAAGGAGATCGAATGGACAGTTCCAGTATCAATGACCACCTGGTCTTAATCTCAGGCAAGTCGGCAACAGGCAAGTCGGCTGCTCTCATGGGACTGGAGAACCCAACAGGTGTGATGTACTTGAATTGCGAAGCCGGGAAGCGACTTCCGTTTCCGGCGAAGTTCAAGCAACACACCGTGACGGATCCTCTCCAGATCGAGGAGGCCTTCCAGGTCGCCGAGAACATGCCCGAGATCCACACCATCGTCGTGGACACGCTCACCTACCTACTGGACATGTATGAGTCTGTCTATGTCCTGGGTTCCGCCAATTCAATGAAGGCCTGGGGCGACTTCGCTCAGTACTTCAAGCGAGTGATGCAGAGCCACGTGGCACGCTCCACGAAAAACGTGATCTTCCTCGCCCACTCGGCAGATGTCATGAACGACGGTGAGATGATCATGGAAACCAAGGTGCCTGTGAAGGGTGCGCTGAAAAACAACGGCATTGAGAGCTACTTCTCGGTCGTCATCAGCTCGAAGAAGGTGCCTCTGAAGATTCTCAAGGACTACTCGTCGGAACTGTTGACGATCACCCCTGAGGAAGAAGCCCTCGGCTTCAAGTACGTGTTCCAGACCAAACTGACCAAAGAGACCGTGAACGAGCGGATCCGTGGTCCGATGGGGATGTTCACGACTGCCGAGACCTACATGGACAATAACCTTCAGCTCGTGCTGAACCGGCTTCAAGAGTACTACCAGTAGCTTCAACCTGGTAGCGCTCAAAGAAGCACCCAACTCACCTTCCCACAACGCAAGAAGGAACACCTTATGAACATGCTCGCGAACCTGAAGACCGACGACAGCATCCATCAGGAAGCTGACGTCATCATGACCAGCGGTCCGCTCGACAGCGGTCTCTACCCGGCTACGGTCGCCCTGGCCTACCTCGGCAAGAGCAACGGCGGTGCTACGAGCCTGACGCTGCACCTCAAGATCAACGGCCGCGAAGTTCGCAAGACGCTCTGGATGGCCTCGGGTGATGCTAAAGGCAACCGCAACTACTACACGTCAAAGACTGGGGAGAAGCATTACCTCCCTGGCTTCAACGTGGCAAACAGCCTGTGTCTGCTCACCATCGGCAAAGAGATCGGCGAGCTCGAGCCGGAAGAAAAGACGGTCAACCTGTTCAACTTCGACGCCAAGGCCGAAGTGCCCACCAAGGTGCCGGTCCTGACCGAGCTGCTGGGCCAGGAAGTACTGGTCGGGCTGATCCGACAGACCGTGGACAAGAACGTGAAGGATGCCAACGGCACTTACGTTCCGTCCGGCGAAGTGCGTGACGAGAACGAGATCGACAAGATCTTCCGTGCTCGTGATCGGATGACCACGGCTGAAGTTCTCGCAAGGGCCGAGCATGCCAGCTTCGCCGATACCTGGGAAGAAAAGTTCACGGGCGTCACCCGTAACCGTGCCAAGGGCGCCGCAGCAGGGGCAGTACAAGGCTCTGCAGGCACCCCGGGCAGCGCACCGGCAGCAAGCCCGGCCGCAGGCAAGCCGACCGCCAGCCTGTTCTCCTGATCCTCGGGAGCAGGCTCCACCATCTACGTCTGGTCCATGACCAGGCGTAGATACTCACTCACTCACGTACTGAGGAGATCTATGGATTCGGAAAACGAAGGACCTGCCGCAGCTCCAGCTGCAGAGCCAGTGGGATATCCCCGAGTCACGAAGGAGCAGATCGATGCACTTATGGAA